CCATATTGGTTCGCCAAAAACTGGTTGCCGCCAGCCATCGGTAACGTCCTTGGTGGCGATTCGCGATTTGCGGAGATCACTGCCGCTTGAGCAGCTTGAGTCGCAGCAGGATTTATTGCGGCCACTCCACCTGTCACGGCAGGAGGTGCCGCCATAGCCGTTTGCTGTGCTGGTTTTACGCCGCCAGCAAACTGAGCAGCAAACTCATCTGGCGTCTGCCGCTTGTAACGCTGATCGCCAGTGAAGCCGAACCCTCCCAAGTCAGTGACGTATTGGCCGGTGGTCGGATCGAAAGTGGCGCTCAACCCAAAATCTGATGCCGCTTGGCTGGTGTTAAACTGATCCAACAAACTTTGATTCGCTTGAGGCAACGCCGGTTGGACTGTTGGCGGTTGAACTGTCGCTGCTTGGGGAGCTACGAACGCTGTACCTGTTTGGTCAAACCCGCCCTGACCCATTTCGCTGCCGATACCGGGATCAAAAAACGGCGTCGCGCCCATCTCGGCAGCGCCCTCAGTGGTAGGAACGCCAGTATTAACGCCAGTGCTCCCGCCAGTATAGGGCGTACCGTCTGCGCTGATACCAGCCGAAACATTCGGGCTAACGGTGCTTGGCAATCCGCCTAAGATGTCCTGTGCGATTTGTTGACGCAGGGCGTCTACGTCGATCTGTTGCTGCTGAGGTATCTCGCCACGGAGCTGCTCAATCTGTTGAGAAATAGGATCGATCGCGCTTGTTATCGCTGCTTGGCGCTGTTGCTCGATTTGAGCAGGATCAAGCTGAGCCTGCTGCAAACTTTGAATTCTAGACTCCAAGCCTTCGCGTTGCCTTTGACCGCTTTGCAACGCCTCTTCAACCAATCGTCCAGTTGCTTGGTAATCGCCTCTCAACGCCTCAAGATCTTCTGCAGTAGCGCGTCCTTGCAGGGCTGCTTCCAAATCTTGCTGCGTTATGCCAGCAGCCTCAAGTGCAGCAATCTGCTGTGCAAGCTCTGCTCGTTCTGCGCCAGCAGTGGCGACGAAATCCTGACTCTGACTCGTTATGTCGTCAATTCGGCTCTGTATTTCATCAAGCGGTAACGCGCCGACCTGATCTTTCAAAGTGCCAATCTGACTTTCTAACTGAGAGACGAGCTGGTCTCTTTCGCCCCTCAACAACTCAGTTTGTGCTGCCGTTTCTGTTTGCACCGACTCTGAAACTGAAGCAAGCTCGTTGTTCAGTGAGTCTATTCGTTGCTGCAATAAATCAGCCGATGCTTTTTGGTCGTCAGAAAGAGTCGCCTGTTGCTCTGCTAAGTCGGCTCTTATCTCCGATTGGATCGTTCCCAAATCGTCGTTCAAGCCAGAGATACGGGTAGTCAGGTCGCCGATGATAGAGCCTTGACGGTCTTCCAGATCTCCAAGTGCCGTAGTCTGAGCCTCAGCAACACGCTGTTGTGACTCGGCTAATTCTGCTTTCGCTGTATCGATATTCTGCTGTAGCTGGTCAACAACCGTTTGTTGTTGCGCGCGAATATCTGCTCGCTCCTGCAGACCTTGGTCCCGTAAAGCTTGAGACTCTGTAGCTATTGATTCTTTGACTCCAGCAAGCCGGTCTTCTAAAGCTTTGACTACCTCTGACCGCTCTGCCGCCTGTGCGGCCAAACCAGAGGCTGTTTCTTCTTGGAGTGTCTGCTGCAGATTTGATAAGGCGGCTTCTCTCGCGCTTGTGATCCCCTGCTCGCTTTGCTGTTGTTGAGCTATCAGATCCGCAAAGCGTCTTTCGAGAACCTCATCCTGCTCCGCCTTCTGCGCAGCTAACATCTCGCGATACTGCTGAGCCTGTCTTTGACCCTCGTCCTCTGCAAAATCTAGGGTGCGCAAAGTGGGCGTCGTGGGCGTTGGACCTGCGCCTCGATCAAAGACTGGACGATTAAGCAAAAAGTCCTGCAGCCCTTGATATGGAGAAGTTTGGCTAGCGTACTCCGCCGCTGCTCTGTCAAGTTCTGACTCTGCCACTTAGGTCACCTTACTGTTTTTTGCAGGCCACCCACGACAAGACCAGTATCTTGCTGTGAGCTTGTCTTTCGCCGTAGAGCATTTGTGTCGAGCGCGAAAACTGCGATTACGCTCAGGATCATTTGTGCGGATGCGCATGTTTGGATCGCCATAACGAACAAGCTTCACTTCGTTACCCTGACGCGCCAACACCGCGAACTTTTTGTTTTTGCCGGCGGTGCGTTTAGGTTTATTGAAACCGGCAAAAGTCTCGCCTCGATACGAGACTCTGCCAGATTCTGTTTTTTTCACGTCTTTGGTTGTTGCCATCAGTCATACTTCTTGATCAACTCAAGAATGACCATGTAGGTGTCGTTGGCGCTTGCTCCAGTGGTAGTGAACAAAATATCACCCGTCTTGCCAGTTCCCGCATTGTTGGGGATTCCGGTAAACGAATCATAAAACTCGTCGCCAGTGCTGTCGGTAGGCAAGCCTATCGCCAACACGTTTGTCGTGGCGTCGAAATCCAACCTAACTGACATGCCAATACATGCCCAATAAATGCGCTGAATCGATACCTCAGTGCAGGCTTTGCCTGCGGAGTTCGCTGCAAGCGCCGATACGTCAACTTTGACAACATTGCTTTCGCCAGTTCCGTCACTCACATTCGTAAAGCGCAGAACCGCGAGGCGTTCACCGTCCAAAATGGTTTGAGAGGCTACTGCATCAGCCATGGTTCTCTCTCCCGTTAGGAGGCTACGTCAAAGCCGGTAATTTCAATAAGGAAACGTCCAGCAGTGTAAGTTGCGTCACCAGTTCCTTGGCTTACTAGGTAAAGGAATTGATCAGCAGCTATGTCGCCACCAGCGACAACGGTTCCAGCAGAGGCTGCACCAGCGTTTATAATTTGGGTCTCAGTGAGATCACCGATAGCGGTGTCGTTGACGCCAGTGCCTTCAGTCGCAGAGAACAGATCAATGTCTGTGCTGCCGCCTGCAGGTGTTTCGACACAAGTCATCGTTACGCCAAAAACGCTGCCCTGATTAGCTGTGGTCACCTGACCGATGAATGCAACGCCAGAGCCATCCTTACCGATGATGTCGCCAGCCGTGCCGCCGTCTTTCAAACCAGTAAGGTCAATCATAATAGTGGTCTTAACGACGTTTACATTTGTGGTTACGTCGCTCTTGAGACGATTTACCTGAGTAACGTATACAGCAGCCGTGCCTTCGATACCGGCACTGGCAGTGGCTTCGACAGCCATTTTGTCACCGCTGGTAACGGTGATGGTGCCGTTAGATGCTTTTGAAATTTGTTGAAACCCGTTCTCGGATCGGACGGGGCCGTTGAAAGTGGTTGTAGCCATTGTGATCTCCTGTCGTGGCCAGTGTCAGACGCGGGATTGCGGCTGTCAGGAGCTTGTTTTATACCACAGCGACTGAAGACCGACAATTTTTTCAAGCACAAAAAAAGGGGGCTAATGCCCCCCTTTTGAACGACAGGATTACGCCCCTTGTGAGCCGTAAATTCCCCTCCAGTCGGAAAACCCGAATGAATATCGTTCGCGCGCCTTATACCTGATGTTACCTGTTGTAAAGTCAGGCTCCATGCTGGTCTCCATCGGCGTTCGTTGAAACATCTTCAAACCTTCGCCAGCGTCGGTAACGCTGGTGAGCAAGAAGAATGCATCTGGGTCAGTCAGATAATGATTGACCGTGTAGCCGCCGGGCAGTACGCCAGTGTTGCGAATCGCGTTGATGTCGTTGTCAGCAGTACCGGAACGCAAAGTAGAGTTCAGGATACGGTCTGCAACGAATACAAGCTGAGGCGGAACAACAAGCTTAGTCGCTTGAACCGAAATGGTCAGACCTTTGTCATCGGTGAACGTACTGATGTCAATCAGCGCATCTTCCAAAGACGTTTCGTTTAGGTCAGCCATCGTGGTTGCGCGGTTGGCCGCTGTACCACCACCCGCTAGTGGGTGTGCTGTGTTGATTAAGGTTACGCCGTCACCGCCAGTGAAGTTGGTGTTGAAAGCGTTGTTGAGAACGTCTGCACCTTTGACCTCTTTGGTGTTAGCCATAGATCGGGCCAAAGCCTTCACATACCGCTTACCTAAACTGTCGTAAAGGTTGTCTTCGACTGCTTCGTCCGTGAGCGCGAATGCCAACGATATTGTATCGTGGGTATATCGAGCAGAGAATGACTCTGAAGCGTTGTCAAAGACCACGCCCTGTCCCTCTGTCTTCACAGGCGCTGTGCCGAATCCAGTGATCAACACCTCTTCTTCAAAAGCGCGCTGAGAGTCTTCCATCGCGAAGATTTCTTCGTACTCGCGGTCATAAGAATCGTAGCTCATTCCGAACAATGCGTTTAAGCCGGGTTCCAATTCTTTCGCTAATTGTGCGCGTGAAATTGCCATTACCTAGCCTCCTTATGCCAAGCCCGCGCCTTTAACACCCATGATATGGTTCTGAATTACAACCATTACATTGGTGTTGGCACTTGCAACGTCTGAGTTATCGGGATCTTGGCTGATATCGATAGCCTTGAGCGGTAACGTCGTGGTGGTAGCACCAGTGGTTACGTCAAGCTCCACGTTAGATCGGCCAGATGCGGTGTCGCCCGTTGTGGACTGATCGACAATGTCAAAATTCCCGAACAAATCTGCTACGGGGAAGGTATCGTCGGCCTGAACCTCAAAGACTACGTCAGGATCATCGATTACGAACGCGATGATGTCTGCAGCAGCGATTGAGCCGGGATAATGATTTTTGAACACTTGCTCACCAGAGGTGGGGTCTGTGTACTGTACTCCGTTAAATACCCCAATTACGGGGACAGTTGAAGAGGCGGCAGCTCGTCCTACAACGCCAGCAGTCAATTGCTTCACCAAGTCGCCTTGGAAGATCGCACCAGACTGGTTGTTCGCGATACGATAACGAGATTGACCTCCGCTATATGGAGCGCCGCCCATCATGCGGGAGGGCTTTAAACCGAAAGCGGCATTTTTGTTAGCCATTTTTAGGTTCTCCTAAGTTTTGCCAAAAGTTACTCGGCTGTCCCTTTGCGGATCATACTTAACATAACGGGAGTCACCACGAGTCTCGTTGAACATCGTGTTGTCTAACGCCTCTTTGGCTTCCTGAGTTTTATCCGAATAATATTCGTTACGCTCTTGCACCGTTTCGTTTGGTATCTTCGCAAGCAACAACCCTTCGTTATAGACAACCCCTGCGTGTCTGCCGTCCCTATCCATTGTCGGAACGGTGTCTTGCCATTCGGGCGGGAGATCGGTCGCTCTCACAAGCTCCCAACCTTCTCTGACGCGACGGCTGACATTTGATCTGTCCTCCGTCCCAAGCATCGATTCTCGTATCCACCGATAGGTATAACCCGGCGGGGGAGGCGGTGTATCTAGCTTACGCACTGGTTGCCATGGTCGTCGCCGAGCTTCTTTATCGTGCGCTCCGGCATCACGCGATGAACGGGTGTTTTGTTTACTCTCTGACATTACGTTGAACTCCTGTTTGCAACTTTCTGCTTTTCTTTCGCCACCACTTGGAGCCAACGCTCCTCACTCATGTTATGCGGCTTCAGACCTCGGAGTCTTTCGAGTTCGCTTTTTGTGAACTTAACACCGTCCGAACTGCCTCGTGTTTGTTGTCGCCCACTTGATGTGGTACTAGCAACTCTTTGCACGGCGGGTTGCTTAGTATTTGATTCGACGGTCTCCGTACTGGCTTCCTCGCCAACACTAAGATTAGGGTAAACCTTGCGGACTCGCGAATCCAGTGCCTGATAATAATCTTCAGAATCTGGTTCGTAGCCCTCGTTGATTAGATTGTAGTGAGTAAAATATGCAAACTGCGTAGCTTGCAAGTTCTCCTCATCTGATTGATCACCGTACCAAGGATTTTTTGAGTGCCAATCTTGAGCCTCTGCCGTTGGTTGCGGTGCAGTATCTTCTTGCACAACTTGTTCTGGCTGGTAAGTCTGATAGTTTTCTTGTGCTTGCGGCTGTACGGGCTGCTCTTGAGCCTGTCGAGTTTTCGCAACACGCAACTTTTCTTTCTGAATAGCAATATCGTTTTTTAGCGAGTCCGCTTTGGACATTAGGTCAGGATCGCCTGCTTGCACCGCTTTTCGATAAATATCGTCAACTTGCGCCTCTTTCGACTTTAGCGCCTCTTCTTCTTTTTCCAGAACGGTTGACTGTTGCTGTTGGGCAATCTGGCGGTATTGCTGTAGTTCTTGATCTTTTTGTAGGGCTAGACGCTCGAACTGTTCTGCACGTTGTTCTGCAGCCCTTGTTTGTGCGTTTAGTTTGTTGATTCGCTTTGAGACCCCTTTGGTGTAGGTGTCTAGCTCATCGTCGCTGTTGACCGGCTCGGCCTGTTCTTCTACGGGATCGTCGGTGACCTCTATTTGTAGTTCTGGTTCTGCCTGCTCTTGGTCCTGCGCTGTATTCTCAATCATAAAAAGCTCACAATGTCGTCGGGGTCTTCAATGGTGGCAATCACTTCATCATCATTGATGAGTCGGATCTCTTCACCGCCTTCGAGTTTCATTCGGCTTCCTGAGTATCGACCAATCAGAACCCACTGTTTCTCAGCGCACCACGGCTCTTGTCCATACTTCTCTTTATCATTGTAACAAAGCGGCCCCATCTTGAGGACGTAAGCTACAACTGTTGCTAACGCTTCTCGGTCTATCGTCTCTTTGGTAAGAGCGATACCGCCCTTAGATGTCATTCGCCCCTTATAAGGCAAAACTAGCATCCTCCACCCAGAAGGGTTGGGCATCCGGTCCATAATCGACAAGTCGATCAATTTGGGGTCCAACACTCGATCACTCGAATCGACGTAAACACTACCCAAATTTGTATTCGTCATACTTTGTTATCCTTGAAATACTGAGAAACTTCTTGCTGAATCAAGTTTAACGCAGTTAGCTCTCCTTGCAACGATCTGTAATGTTCAATATCTCGTAGCAAACCGTCCATCATCGTCGTCTGGATGAGTTCTTGTCGCTCCTCAATCACACGTCGGATTTTGTCCGCTAGATCGATATCATCCATCAATCACGCTCGTGGAAATCAAAACCACGAGTAGCAGCACCTTGACCGCGCGCTTTAATCACGCGAACTGTGCCGCCTACAGTGCGACGAACAAGCTCTGGCATGGAAGTAGTCGTCCTGATGGTTTTTGTCGGCGAGGCTACCTTCTCAACTCGACTCATATCTTTAGTCGTCATTTTTTCGTCCTTTTTGTTGTAGCTTTCTTTGCAGGCGTTTTCTTCGCTGTCGTTTTCTTTTTCGGTTTTTCTTCTACCAGCGGCTCTGGTTCTGGCTCCACTACCGGCTCTGGTTCTGGCTGTGCCACAGGCTCCACCGGCGCTTCCCCTGAAATGCGTGATAGCTTTGCCATGATACGAGCGTCGCTCGCAGCTTTTCTCGCTTGGGCCTCCGCCTCAGCGGCCTCGCCTGCCGCAATCTCAGCAGCGCGCGCTAGGCGTTTCATTGCCCTCAAGTCTTGTTGTAGTTGTAGTTTGTAACTCGTTGTCATCGGCTTCCTCCGAATTTGGTTTGCAACTCAGTAAGTTTCAAGTTTGCCTGCTGCTGTAGTCGTTGCAGCGCGAGGTCTAGTTTGTCGTCTGATATCTCTTTCGACGTGTTGATTCTTTGCTTAGCGATTTCTGCCTCGAGTAGCTTCTCGCGTCTTCTCGACTCCTGCTTAGCCTCAAATTGATTCTGGTCCGCCGCAAGTTCAGCGCCACGCAGATCCAATTCTTGCTGTCGTATTTGAACCAGTGGGTCTTCTTCATCGCCTTGTCCGATTGAGATAAGCAACTCTTGCGTTAATTGGGCCAAGATCGGCGCAGAAAATTGCTCAACGATCATTTGCAATTCTTGCATAGCCATTTGGGCTTGATCGGGGGGCATTTGACCGCTCTGCATAGCTTGGTTGATTTGTTCCATCTGTTGGGTAACTTCTGGCGGCACCTGCTCTTGCGCAAGCTGGGCAGCGAGAAACTGCAAATGCTGCATCATGTGGCCGATAATCAGCCCCTGCAGTTGGGGGTTAGTCTTCACCACCTCTGTCAAAAATAACGAGCGGTGTGCGTCAATGTGCGCCTGATGGTTCTGTGCCTCAAAAGCCATCGCGGGTTGACCCATCATGAATCCGTTATTCTCCAAGCCGGCGTCGATTGGCATCGG